ATGGACGAAATAGACGGATACGAAATTACGCAGGAAGGCGACCCGATCAAGCTGGCGGAAATGCGCACGCTCACCTTCCGCGACCGCAAGATTTTGGCAGGTTCGACTCCTGTGTTCGATTTTGGCCCGATTACTCGCCTCTATGATCAGTCGGACAAGCGCGTTTTTGAATGCCTTTGTCCCTCCTGCGCCGAGTATAGCGAAATCACATGGGCTTCGATCCAGTGGAAAGAGGATGACCCGGATTCTGCGCATTGGGTTTGCCCTCGCAACGGCTGTGTCGTGGAAGAGAGGTTCAAGCCGCACATGGTCGCTCAAGGCCGCTGGCGGGCCACCGCGCCCGAGGTGAAGGGTCACGCAGGTTTCGCGGTCAATTGCCTTGTCAGCCCGCACCACAACGCCCGTTGGGGCAAATTGGCGGCGGAATTCCTTCTGGCAAAGCGTGCCCCCGAAACGCTACAGGTTTTTCAAAACACGATCCTGGGCCAACCGTGGAAGACCGAAGGCGAGGATTTCGACGAACACGAACTTTTCGCGCGGCGGGAAGCCTTCAACCTAGACAATCTGCCCCCGGAAACCCTCTGGATCACGGCAGGAGTCGACTGCCAAGACGACCGCCTAGAAATCGTGCTGATGGGCCACACTGAAACGGATTGGCTGATCCTCGATCATCGCGTTTTCTGGGGGCCAATCGACGGCGAAACGATCTGGCAGGAACTCGATTCCCTGCTGAAAGAGGCGTGGCAGCACCCGAACGGCGGCACGATCAGGATTGACGCCTGCGCGGTGGACTCGTCGGACGGCGGGCACCTCGAAACCGTCATGGGCTTCTGCCGTCCCCGTTTCGGCCGCCGTGTCGTGCCGATCAAGGGCGTTGCGGGGTTCTCGCGTCCGATCTTCCAGCGATCCGGCACCAAGGGACAGCACCTCTGGATTGTGGGCGTCGATGCCGCGAAATCCGCGTTGTTCGCGCGTGTCGGCCGCAATCAGGGCATCCGCTTCGGTGACGCGCTGCTGCCGATCTTCTTTGAGCAACTGGCCTCTGAGCGGCGCGTGGTGCGCTATGTGCGCGGCAAGCCGGAAGCCCGGTTCGAGCGGATCAAGGGCAAGAGGGCCGAGACGCTGGACGCCAGCGTATATGCGCTGGCCGTGCGGCAACTGATCGGGCAGAGTGTGGACAGGCGGGCTGAGGAACTTGCGAGTCAAGCTGCCCCGAAGCGTCCGCCTGTCGTGATTAAAAGCAAATGGCTAGGGGGCTAAATAAAGTGAGCGAAGCCAAATGGGAAGACGACCAATTGGTGCGACTGTCTATCGCAACATTGTTCGGCGCTCTTGTTGAAGCAATTGACAAGAGTAACCCCGGCGTGGGCGAGAATTTCAGAGCCATTCTGAAAGGTCACTATTATAGGTGGCGAGATGAATCGTCCTATCCCGCGGAACTTTTGGAAACCATAAAGTGGGCCGCAGATTCCTCTGCCCCGAGAGAATAATCAATCAGGAGCGCTTGCGCTCCTGATCTTATTTTCGGCTTGGAATGAATCCAAGCGAGACCAAGATAGTAGGCGGATGAGTTATCGAGCAAGGCGGCACCGAAAGCGCCGCCTCGCGTGATTCGTTCTAAGTGTCTTACGGTCAGTTAAGCAGGCTGTCCACATGAGCGATTGCTGCGCTGGCAGCTTCGGCTAGGAAGACAGTGTCGCCGCGCTCGACCGCTTCGACAATCGCAGCAATGAGCGCGTCCGGCTCAATGCTGTCGCTTGAGATGCACTTAGCAGCAACTTGGGCGAATTGACCCTGAGTTTGCATGTTCCCTCCTTTGGACTGCAGTTCGCAAAAGAGGGATAGCGCCAAGGGCGCGATTCTCCAACGTGTAAATTGCTGTTTTAAAAAGAACTTTTGGCTGACTAGACCACATTAGGTTGATTGGATCGCCCTAGATAACATCATCCAACTGACCCGTGAAGGCGGAGGTGATGCCTCTTGCGCGCTCTTCGGGTGGCAGGCGCTTGAGGATATTGAATGATTGCCGCCACAGGCGCAACCATTCATGGCGCTCTGTCTCTGATAGCCATTCTGGCGGGCTTGGCTTCATCCTTTCGCCTCTTAATAAACCCGCCCGATGACTCCAACAAGATCACCGGGCGGGAAAATCCGGTTGCGGCAGGCGGAGAAGGAGGAAAACACCCTCAGCAACCGGCTTCTAAGGTGGGCGACCGAAGTCGCCCACCTCACCCCTGGACTCCAAACAAGTTCTACCTATCAGTCTTACACGGTTAATGCAAGACCACTTGCACAGGAAATGCAAGACTTGTATATCGGCATCATCACATAGGAGACCCTGACATGCGCCTTGCTGAGATCGCCGCCCGTCTTTCCGAACTAACCGGGCGGGATGACGCCAAAATTCACGCCGTTCTTCGCGCTCCTGCGATGAAACCGCTACTGCGTGTAAGCCCCGGCCCGACCCCGAAAAGCCCCGGTGATTATGCCCCTCTCGAACTACTGCGGGCACGGCTGCTGCTGGCAGGTCAAGGTTGTGGCCTGTCCGTTGCCGAACTGGCGCGCGTGAACGTCGCGCTCAACAAGGCGATTCCCCCCAAGGAAGGCGGGCGGGTTCCGACGCATCTTGAAGCACTGGCGGCGGGCGAAGAATGGATCGTCCGAGTTCGGTTCAACGAAGACATGGCCGGAGAGCGTCAAGCTTATGTCACCATCGGGCCGGAAGCGGAACTGACGGACAAGGTATCCGAGCGCGCCCATGCGGCACAGCGTGGACTCGACCACGAAACTGAACTGGGCGTTCTCGTTATCCCAGCCCATCGGCTGGTTGCACCGCTCCTGCCGCTGCTGACCGAGGGCTGAACAATGGGCCTGCTGTCGCGCCTCTTGAACCGCACCGCTCAACCTGCACAGCATCCGACTGCGGTCAGGATGCTGGAGGGCGCATCGGGCAAACGCTGGCCTTCAACACCTGCGTTTGGCGCTACTGGGTCGGAAGTGCTGGCGGGTGCGGCCCAAGTGCGTGGACGGGCGCGGCACCTGCGCTTCAACGATCCCACGGCAGGCAATGGTGCCGAGATACTGAAAACTGCGCTTGTCGGCTATGGCGTCACCGCTGCCAGCCTGTCGCCTGTTGACCGAGACGAACAGGACGCGGCCTTCAACAAATGGGCCGAGGCTAATCAGTTCGGCGCGCTGCTGTCGGAAGTTGCCGATGCGCTGGTGACGGACGGCGAAAGCCTGCTGATCCTGCGGACTGACGATATAGGGGCGCTGCGCTTGCAGCACGTTCCTGCCGAGCAACTGGACGAGTCCTACAGCCTCGAACTGGGCGAAGGGCGCTACATCGCTGCGGGCATTGAATATGATGCCGATGACCAGCCGATTGCCTATCACTTCCGCCCTGCGCGTCCGACAGATCAATATCAGACGTTCCGCGCCCCCGTCCGAGTCGATGTAGCGGACGTGATCCACATATTCCGCAAGCTCGGCGCGGGGCAGACTCGCGGCCTTAGCTGGTTTGCGCCCGTCATTCTGCCGCTGAACGAACTGAGCCAGTTGCAGGACGCCCTTCAGGTCAATGCCAAGATTCAAGCGATGATGTGCGGATTCATCATCGACCAGAACGGCACTGGCCCTAACCCATTTGACAGCGAAAACGCCGATCTGGACCTTTCAATTGAGCCGGGTGCGATGCGCGTTCTTCCTGCTGGATGGGATGTGCGCTTCAGTCAGCCACAACAGATGGCCCAAGCGGTTGATCTGGTGGCCGTATCGCTGCGCCAGATCGCGGCGGGATTGCAGGTGCCCGAGTTCCTTCTGTCCGGCGACATGCGCGGCGTGAATTACTCAAGTGCCAGAACTGCCTTGATCCAGTTCCGGTCTCATATTGAGGCGATTCAACACACCGTTCTCGTTCCCGCGCTAAATCGCATTTGGTCCCGATGGCAGCTTTTGGAAAGCCTGCGCGGCACGAATAGCGCCGATCCTGCCGCACCCGCTGAATGGCACTTCCCCAAACCTCAGTGGGTGGACCCTGAGTCCGACGCCAAGGCTACGCGCGAGATGCTGGACATGGGCCTTATCAGTCGCCGTATGGCTGTAGCCCAGCTTGGCTATGACGTTGCGCAAGTGGACGCAGAAATCGCCGCTGACCGCACCAGAGAAGCCGAACTGGGCCTGTCTTTTGGCGTTATAAAGCCAGAACAAACAGGAATCCAATCATGAACGTAAGGCTCACAGCAAACCCCGCAAAGGCGGGACGCCTTATCAGCGCACCGAAAGCCACGCGCCTTGATGTTGAATCGGGCGATCAATTCACCCGCGCAATGCCGCGCGTTGGCGATCTGGACGAAGAATCCCGCACCTTCCGGGCTGTTGTCGCAACCGCGACTCCGGTCAAGCGTCAGGATGCCAAGGGGGCGTTCCTTGAAGTTCTCGACCCTGCGGGGCTGATCTTCGATCCGAGCGACGATCTGCCCTTGCTGACCGATCACAAGCAATCCGCCCGTGAAACTGTCGGGCGCGTCTCGGGCCTGACCATCGACGGCCCCAGTGTGAGCGCAACGCTTCGCATCGGAATGGCTGATGACATCGAACCGATTTTCCAGCGCGTGAAGGACGGCACCGTCCGCCACGTCTCTGCCGGTTATCAAGTTCTCGCGTGGAGCGAGTCCCGAAACCCTGACGGCACAAGGATCAAGACCGCCATTCGCTGGCGGCTCTCGGAGGTCAGCCTTGTGCCGGTGCCTGCCGACCGAAACGCAATCATTCATAGGAGCGCAGAAATGCCCTTTGATCTTGAAACCCGCGCTGCGCTGATTGAAACGCTGCGCTCTGCCTGCAACCTGCCCGACACATGGGGCGAAGACCTCTCGGAAGAAGCTGTGACTGACGAAGAGGTCCGCGAGGCGGCGCGGGAAGCCATGCTGACCCGGCAGGCCCCCCGCATCCGCGTCCGTCAGGATCATACCGACCCCGCGCAAATCCAGACGCGGGCTGCCGGTGCTCTGGCGTTCCGCATGGCTGGCGGCGATCTGCCCGACGCCTCGCGTGAGTTCGTGGGCATGTCCCTGCGTGAACTGGCGGCTGACTCGCTTCAACGGTCGGGTGTCTCGACCCGTGGCCTGTCGGCTGACGACATCTTCACCCGTGCCTCGCATGGCACCAGCGACTTCCCCCTGCTGGTCTCGAACGCGATAGGCAAGGTCGCGGCCCAAGCCTATCAGGCGGCTGAAAGCCCGCTGAAGGCTCTGGCACGTCAGCGCACCCTTCCGAACTTCAAGACCTCGACCAGTATCCGCCTGGGCGAAATGGGGCGGCTCGAAGAGATGACGGAACACGGCGAGTTCAAGCACACCAGCCGCGCCGAAGCTGGCGAGGTCATGAGCCTGAAGACCTTTGGTCGCGCGATCAATGTCAGCCGCAAGCTGCTGATTGACGATGATCTGGGCCTTCTGGGCGACATGACCGCCGCGATGGGGCAAGCCGCCGCTCAGACCGAAGCGGAAGAACTGGTTGCGCTGCTGACCGGCAACCCCAAGCTGTCGGACGGTAAGGCGGTCTTCCACGCCAGCCGGGGCAACCTTGCCTCTGGCCCGGAAGCCGAACTGACCGAGGAAGGGCTGTCCGTCGCGCGGCAGCACATGCGGACGGTCAAGGGCCTTGACGGCAAGACGATCATCGACGCGAAGCCGAAGCATCTGGTTGTCGGGCCGGTGATGGAAACCTTGGCAGAAAAGCTTCTGTCGAAGATCTACGCGGCCAGCATCGAAGATGCGCCGGTCTTCGCTGGCAAGCTGCAACTGGTCGTGGAGCCGCGCTTGTCGGCTCAAGACTGGTTCCTGTTGGCCGATCCCGCCCGCGTCCCGTCGCTGCAATATGGCTACCTTGCCGCCGCTCAGGGCGTCCAAATCCAGCGGCAAGAGGCTTGGGATACGCTGGGGCTGAAGTTCCGGGCGTGGCTGGACTTCGGCTGCGGCTGGCTGGACTGGCGCGGCGCTTACCGCGCAACGGGCATCTGATCATGACCAGCGTCACCCGCCTTCGGGAATATCGCGACCAACTTCAGGATGCCCGGTTCTCGGGCGTCCGCAGCTTTACCGACCAGAACGGCGAGTCCGTTCAGTATCGGTCGCAAGCTGAGATTGAGCGGGCGATTGCCGCGCTCGACTCCGAAATTGCCCAGCTTCAACGCGGGCGCATGGCGCTGGTGCGCCTTCAGACCTCGAAAGGACTTTGACCATGAAGAACTTCGTTCAACCCGGTGACACTCTCACCATTCCCGCCCCCGCGTCCGTGCTGTCGGGGCAACCCGTCATCGCCGGGGAAATCGTGGGCATCGCCTCTGGTGACGCTGCCAGCGGCGCGGCAGTTGATGTTGCAACCTCGGGCGTCTTCGAACTGCCGAAGGTGGCCGCTGATGCCGTGACGCTGGGCGCGCCGATCTACTGGGACGCGGAAGCCGAACTGGCGACCACCACTGAGACCGACAACATCAAACTGGGCGTGGCTGTCGCTGCCGCCGCCGCCTCGACCGCAACCGTCCGCGTCCGTCTGTCGGGCTTCTGAGAGGATGACGACCAATGGCTAAGATGTATGCGAAAACTCAGATCATCCTTCCCGGTGACGTGATCGTGCCGAAGGGGGCGGTCTTCGATGCCAACCCCGCTCAGGCGCGCCAGTTCGACCACCTCAACGCCGCCCATGCTGCGACTGCTGAGGAAGTCAAGGCGGCTGCCGAGGCTGACGCGATCAAGAACGGCACGGCGGTCTGACACGATGCTAACCGAAGCCCGCCCTTCTTCACCGATTGCACCGCCGACTCGGCGTGGGCTGTCGCGCGTGGAAGCGGCGGGCTACATCGGCGTAAGCCCCACCACCTTCGACAAGATGGTGATTGCTGGCGAAATGCCCGGCCCAAAGCGCGTCGGCACCCGCAAAATTTGGGACGTGCGCGCTTTGGACTTGGCGTTTGACTCTCTTCCGGGTGAGGATTCCGCTACCGACAACAACAGTTGGAGCGATCTGTGAAAACGCTGAGAAAACCGCCAAAATACTGCAAAATCTTCGAAGACCGGCATGGAAAGGTGCGGGCCTACTACCGCCGTCCCGGCTTTCCCAGCACGCCGCTGCCCGGCCTGCCTTGGACGCCTGAGTTCATGGCCGCTTATGAAGCAGCACAGAAAGGCGAAAAGCTGGAAATCGGAAAGAACAAGGCCGCACCCGGCAGCTTTTCAGCCCTGATTGGCAGCTACTATAAAACCTCGGACTTCACCGGCCTGAGCAATTCTACAAAAGCGACCTATCGCGGAATCATTGAACGCTTCCGCTCTGAGCATGGGCACCGGATCGTTAAGGAGATGGAGCGGCAGCACGTCCAGAAGCTAGTTTCAAAGAAAGCGGAGACACCGGCAGCGGCCAATAACATGCTGCGGATGATTCATATTCTAATGCGTCATGCCGTAGAATTAGGCTGGCGCAATGACGATCCGACTAAAGGCGTGAGGAAGGTGCGCAACAAGACTGTGGGCTTCCTAACGTGGGAAGAAGAGCACATCGGGGCTTTTCTCGAACATCACAAGCCCGGCACACGGGCGCATTTGGCACTGATGCTGCTGCTATATACCGGACAGCGGCGCAGTGACGTTGCGCGCATGGGGCGGCAGCACGTCCGCAAAGATGTTCTGTCCATCACGCAGCAGAAGACGGGACAGGACGTGCATATTCCTCTGCACAGCGAGTTGCAGACGGTCCTTGCCGCTCTGCCTTTGGACAACCTCGCCTTCCTCGTGACGGCGCAGGGAAGGCCCTTCACGCCGCCCGGTTTCACGAACTGGTTCCGGGACATGGTGCGCGAAGCCGGGCTTCCTGACGGGCTGTCCCCGCACGGGCTGCGGAAAGCTACCTGTCGCCGCTTGGCAGAGGCTGGATGCACGCCTCATCAAATCATGGCTATCTCGGGCCATAGATCGCTTGCCGAAGTGACCCGCTACACGGTCGCAGCAGGCCGAAAAGAACTCGCAGCGCAGGGAATGCTTGCGCTCGAAAGGAAAGAAGGATGA